CAAGCAGCCCCCGCAGGTTGTCAAGCAAAAAGAATTGCCGGCCATCACACTGAAGTAACCATCCGGTGGTTACCATAGTTTTCTGTACATCGGCTGGGCCTGGGGTGTAGGGTTGGGGGATGGTGTTTGTGGCTCATACCCAGGGGCACCATTAAATCCAAGGCATGGTATCCTTGCCCCACCCCTCAAAAGGTGGGGCGTTTTTTGTTGACAGGTTTAGTTCTAGAGGAGTACGATTTTCGATATGGAAAACAGATTGACACTCTTAGAACTGGCAGAGGCACTAATTAAGATACATCGCATCGCAGAGTACAATTCTGTTTCTGTCACTGTAGAGTCTTGCTTTCTCACCATCGATGAAATGTACCATGGTGTCATATACCCATCGTGGGTAGAGAAAGCACTCATTGAAATTCAGAAACACTAACCCACAACCACGAAAGGAAACTAGACACAAATGGCAAACGATAAATCAGCACCGCAGCAGCCCATCGAAATCAAGATGGTTGCAAAAATCACAGCGAAGGAACTGGGCAACCCAAAGAAAGTTTTGGCGATGGATGGCGAGGATGCCAAGTTCGTCCTGGGCACACTGTACGGCATCGCCACTGAATGCAGGCGCAAGGATATCGTGGACGCTGGCGGGGCAACCTCGACGTTCTGGCCTCTCATTGGCCAGTTTGTGGGAGTTCTCCCCAGTGGCGATCAGGTGCGCTCGGGGGTGCTGTATCTCCCGACAGGCATCCACGAGAGTTACAAGACGGCAGTGGAAAATCTGGAAGATGGGGAAACCCTGCGCTTTGCTCTCAAGTTGCAGACAGTCAAGGCCAGCAGCGCGGCAGGGTATTCCTATCAGGCCGTTGACCTGATGCCGCCCAAGGTGGTTGACCTGCTCTCTGAATTCAAGCTGGCTGCTGAATCCGAGAGCACCAAAAAGAAGTAACACGGTACCAAAGAGTAGTTGAGAATGGGTGCTCTCTTCGGAGGGTGCCCATTTTCGTGGTATGATTTTTTCAGTGAGGTAATTCTATGGACACCTTAATAGACAGGCTGGCAATTGAACAGCGTAACCATTTCGACCCTAGCTTTATTTCCTTGATTGAATCTCTTTCGTTTTATTCCAAGAGATCGACAGATGAAAAGGAATTATTGTGGATGCTGCTTTATACAGCGGCCCAGAATGAAAGGATGGGGCACAACAAATGACCCCCCAACTGCTAACCATCTACCTCATGTGGCAGATTCCTGCTGGCCTTGTTTTGGTCTACAGCCTTTACCGCATCCATGTCTGGGCCATGCGCGTATCCTATCGCAAGCTACAGCGCGAGGCCCTGGAACTCGACAGCGCATTACAGAACACCCGCGTTGAACGGGAGTATTGGAAGCAGCCGAATGATTAACTGGCCATGGAAGAAACCGCAGCCCGAACCCGAACCCAGAGTGATTGTCACCGTCGATGGGTTTGTCGTTCTGGATTGTTCTGTTGAACACTTGCTGTATATTTCGGACCTAACCCTCAACCCCGTGGTGTACGAAAATCGCGGAATCAAAATTCAGGTGGTGAAACCATGATGGAAATTCTTGCACAACACTGGCTGGCAATGGTTATTTTTGTGGCAGTGATTGCACTCAACGAGCTACGGCTGTATATAAAATATCGGCCCGGAAAACGTGAGAATGACTTTACAGGCACCCTCAAACATCCGGGCCGGAAACTCTAATCGACTGCTAGCGGCCCCTGGCTGTCAATCCGATAGGTGATCGGATATCGACCTGGGCCTGTGTCGTGGGGGTATCTACAGCGGGTGCCCCTGGGATGACTGAGGTTGCGGCCAGACGACTTACCAGATAGGTGCAGCCGTTGACGCATGTATAGCCCACGGGTGCTTTCCATGTAAGGCTGGCATGGGTCAGACTTGCCGTAGTCGTGACCATGACCACATTGGACGGCTGCGAAATTCCGCTGCCATCCTTTGTCTGCACGGCATAGCACCATGCCCCTGGTGGGGGTTGATCGAGATAGTTAGAGTTGGGGTCAGGGGTCGCGGTGTTCAACACCTGATAAGGCCCACCCGATGACGCAGCCGCACAATTCAAAATGGGCTGCACAGTTGCCTGGGGATGGGCGCAACCTGCACCCACCCCGAGCAAACCAAACGAGAGAATAATCCTGCTAATCATTTTCATGAATCTATTCTACCCCAACTGTGGCTTGGGTGCGGCGATGGCCTGGGCGGCATTTTGCACTGCCGCAGGCTGTGCGTTGGTTCCTGAGCCTAGGAAGGGGTCTAGGGCGATCGACAAATTGCCCGAAACAGCAGCAGGAGTTTTCAGGCTGGTAATCAGGTTTTGACTCAAGGCGATGGCCTGAGAGACAGCACCCGCTACAACCTGGGCTGTCGCCTGATTTTGGTTCGAGAGCACCTGCCCGGAACCCGCAAGGGCGATGCCGAGCGCATCCTGTGCAAGCTGGGTTTTGGTTTCGGTGGTTTCATTCGCATGGATGGTTTCGATGCCAGCCACAACGTAAGGCGCGAGTTTCCAGATGTTCGAGAGAATGGATAGCCAGTTCACAGTGTCTACCTCCGCAATGAGTTGATGTTTCTTGTGGGTGTAAGCAACGAGCCACTGGGCACCCTCTTTTTCTAACAAGGGCACCAGGAATCGAAGCGCAATGGATAAGAGAGCAAACATTATTTAGCAACCACGTGGTACAGGCTGGCAACAAAATTTAACCCGAGGCAGATAACGATAGACCATCCAATCTTGAGGATTGCGTTGACGTTTGTCTCAAGTTTGGTTAGGCGCACAGTTACACCATCCCTTGGATTGTATAAGTCTGAATCGTGCTTTTCCAGTTTGTCATGAAAATCCGTTATCTGCAAAATTGCACCCCAGGGGTATCGAGAGTTGTCTAGTTCCATCCACGTAAATGACAGTTGGCTGTGGATGCGCTTCCATTTGCAGTTACTGTTACGGTAGCCCCTGTAACCCATTGCGCTGCTATCGTGCGGGGGTTTCCTGTGATATCGTTTGTGCTGTCCGCTGTACAAACCAGCCCCATAAAATTGGTGATGGAATGCGGGGCTGTAACTGTTGTGGGGGTGTTGTCATTTAATGCACCTGTCTCGAAATCCTCATCGTAGATCGTGATGGACCCCCCACCCGAGAGAGTAGCAGGGGTGGTCTGATAGAAGGCACCAGTTGCAGCCGTCAGCACTGGGGGTGTCGCAGCAGTCCCAGGTACAATCTTTCCGGTAGAGTCCAGCCCGATAAGTGGCAGAGCTACACCTGGGCTAACACCTGGGAATCCTACAGTGCTATCGAGGAAAAATTGCACGCTGTAATAAGGGTTACCCCCTGGCTGGTTGTGGCATCCAAGGTTAGGGTCATAAACGCACAGCCACAAATTGTTAGCTGGGTTTCGATCACCTACATAGTTATATCCCCACAAGAAAACTTGATTCGTGGCAGGACCTACAGCATACGCACCCATGTTCGTCTGATTCGTTTTGATGTACAGGGGTGGGGCATTATTGCCAGTGTACGATTCAATCTGTATCCCAGATTGACCATTGATATCCGTGACCCCTAGCTGCATGTATAGCTGTTTATTGCTATTCATCCAAAACCATGCACCAGTTGGCCCCTGGTTGATAAGTAACCCACCAGCACCATAGTTATAAATGGGTGGGGTGACAAACTGCCCACTGAGAGTTAGGAACGCTGTATTGGTGATATCCGCGAATAGGTCATTCTGTGCTGGGGTTGCTCCGCTCCCGAGATAGCCATTCAATGCACCCGAGGAAAGTGAGTTAGCGTAATCAATGGGGTGGTCGTAGTATTGACCCGTTGCAGATGCTGCGAAATTGATGGTCTGCCCAAATATCCACGCATTGATTGCTGCTGTGTCCTGTAGGATATTGAAGTTTGGTGAACCCCCATAATTCGCGCCTGAAATAGTCCCCTGCCAAACAGTGAAACCAGCAGCGTGCGCCTTTGCCCAGATAGATTGTAAGTGACCCTCAATAGTCGCAGCAGAGGCACCCGAGTTCAAATCATTCTGACCTGCATTGATAATGAGATTGCATGGTCCTGGCGCGGTGCAGAGTGGGGCAATGAGGGTTGAAAAATTTGTGTCCGCACTTGCTAGGTCACTCTCAACACCATACAATTTCCCGTGATTCAAAAAAGTTGGCTGCACAGCCGTTCTATAGATGGCCCAGAAAGATGCATCATAGATGCTGCCGCCACTGCCACTAATCGCACTGCCTGTGTAGGCAAAAGTAAACGATGTGCTGGTGGGGGTGGTTGCAACTAAGAATGACCCATTGAACGGGGTTTGATTCGTCGCTCCAAAACCAGTAACGGCTGTCATATCCACATAGGATTTTGCAGCCGTCAAACCATGAGGTGCTGAGGTGTTGACAGTGCAAGCGCCAGTGCCACACGTCCATGTAGAGACTGCTACAGCAGGACTCGACTGGTGGTTGTCATCGTACAAACCAGAGAATGATAAAAATACGTTATCGGTAGTCGTGGGGTTCAATGGAACACTCGACCCACCAGACGTGACAACGTCAACCTCACCCCCTGATGGATTCGAGAGAGTTACCCCCGCGCCTGCCTTCAAATTGTAAAGCACCTGGGAATGGTTATCGACACCATTGGTTTGTAACTCGACTGAGTTTGTGACGTAACTTCCACCGTGGCACACATAGGTGATACCATTCAAAACGTCAAGCCATTGATTCGCAGGCAAGCAGGGCTGAGGCAGTGTTTCACTCGCGCGATATCCATAACTGCCTGGGATAGCTTGAAAACGGGGCCCCTGGGCCTGGGCTGAAAGAATGGACGTTAGATTTTGTGACCCCCCAGTCTGCACTAACTGCGGTGTCGAGATAGACGGCAATGCACTGGTATTTGATTGCAACGTGAAAATCCAGCGTGTACCCATCGGAGTAATCGCGGTATTTCCAGTCAACACAAAAGAGCCATGCCCCGAGCTATCGAGGGTGACAGACTGCACCAGGGGGAAAGTTTGACTGGTGGTCGCGCAAAGGGGTTTCTGTGTCTGCGATGGATTGTAGAGATTGGCTGTTACTTTGCCGCCATTCCACACCTGCCCATCCGTGTCTGTGATGGTAAAAGACACGGTGGTCTGCTGTGCGCTGGGGCATTGGCCGAATGCAGCCGCACACGACGCGACAAAGTAAAGGAAAGTTCCGAGTACAAAAAGTTTCAATGCGTTTTTCATCGTGCTACCCTCGCTGCTGTTGCAATCACTGACTGCGAACCTTTGAACATGAGAATACCACCCCCGATAAGAATAACCCCGATAACAAAGGCTGCAAATCGGCCTGGGTCCGAAAACAGTTTGAAACTATTCAGGATGCTGCTGCCTGATGTACTGGCGGCATTCGCTACACCCTGGGCACTGGGGGTGCCTGCTGGGGTGTTCATATCGATAGCGCCTAGAATGGTGTCGAGATTCTTTCCAACACCAGACAGCGCATTCGATGCGGATGTAAGAGCACCCCCATTGTTGAGTGCTCCGAGCACATCTGCCGCGGAACTCATTGTTCGTGCAACGTGACAGTATTTTTAGCCACGTGTGCCTTTGGCCCACCCAAGGGGGTGGAAATCTGCACATTGCCCACTAGATGTGACGTAACTCCGGCAGGTGTCGCGCGGGGGGTCTGTGGAACCCCAGGGTGAAAAGATGGGGTATTGATCGATGCCACTGCCCCGACAGGGGTAGCCTTTGGCACGCTGGCGACGGGGCGCGTATAAAAATTCGTGCTGTACTGCGCTGTCGTGTTAGCAGATGACAATGCGCCTAACTCTGCCAGCGAATGGGTTGACCCTACAGGGCTGGGTTTCGGTACACTTGCCGTGATACGTTGCATTTTTCTACCCCTCGTTATGCGTGGTCGTATGCTTGCGATGCTGGCACGAATTCTGAATAGTCTGCCCCAACACTGAGCACATTTTGGACTGTCGATTCAGCCTGTGGTGCTAGGGCTGCTTCCAACTGCACAGGACTAAGATAATCAGCGTTTGCATCGGGTTCGTTCACCGTTGGGGGGTTCGGTAGATTGTAGGTCTGATTCACCCCAGGGGTTTCGTTGACTACTTCCGCGCTGTAGCCTGGGCCTGGGGTGGTTTCATCCTTTTCGCTATCCCCTGCGATTTCGGCGGCAAACCCAGGGATGCCACGTTTCAAAAGAATGATGATAAGCACACCCGAAACAATCAATAGCACGAAATGAATGGTAGGAATAAACCTTTGTAGATTTTTCAGATTCATTTGAGTAACCCCGTCGCAATCGTTGTGCCCAAGCTGCCAATGGTCGAAATCAAATTGTTGGCCGTAGATGTCTGTGAGTTCTGGTTATTCACTTCCACTTTTCCAGCAGCATCTGCATTGACAGCGGCCCCGTAGGGGTTGCCGGTAACAGACTCAATCACACCCTCTGCGCTCTGCTGGCTGGCATTGTTTCCCTTGCTAATCTGATAATTGATTCCTGGGTTAGCAAGCACCTCTGTGGTCGCTTGATTCTGGTTTGTGAGTTGTTGTGAAAGCAAGGCCCCCTGAGTGTCAACGATGTTATTCTGGTATGCCAGTTGATCATTGTATTGCGTTTCCTGGGCTGTGTACTGGGCATTCACAATCGAGGCCAGTGCATTCACCGTGGTGCTTTGCTCGTTGGCTTGTACTGTAGCAAGATCGACCTGGGTCTGGTTATTCGACTGCACAGCCGTCAACGAGTTATTGGAATTCGTAAGGTATGCCTGTAGACTCGCGTCTGTTTGTTTGTTCGCCACATCCTGCGACGCTGAAATAGATTGACTCTGAACACCTGCCGCAATTTGAGCACCCTGTAACTGGGTCTGACTTTGCAGGCTGGCGATATTTTCAGCAGCAGCTAACTGTGCATCCTGGGTTGAGGATGCGGCAGAGCCTCCCGAGCCACTGGAACTGCTGGAACTCGAAGAGAGGAAATAATAGAGGATGACAAACAGAGCAAGGGCACCCCCACCAAAAGCGTAGGGGTGTTTTTTAACAATCTCTGGAATGTGAAAGGCCATTTTATTCCACCTGCGAATAGTCGTTATTAACCAGCGGCAACTGTGCCATTTGCCCGGATTGTAAACCACCGACGCCATTATTCGGCACAGCAAGGTTTACCATGACCTGAGGCCCCTGGAAGGGTTCAAACTGGCCTGTATGAAAACCCGCCCCAATGATATCGTACTGAGGTTTATCGAACCTCTGCAAAAAAGCATAGACTTCCGCGCCAGCCGTGATGACCTGCCCCTGCACATGGGAGTATAGGTCAGCATCATGGATGGGTGGAGTCAAGGCCAGCGATTGGCTGGGGTCTACAGGTGTGGCTTTCTTTTTGAAAAGATTGAACATGGAAAGCCTCGTTTACTGCACTAATACGCTGGAAGCACCACCAGAAAGAGAGTTACCCCCCAGGACGTTGCCAAGACCACCAAACCCACTGCCGCCCGTAACAGGGGAAACGGCTGCGCCGATATCGGTAGCAAGGGCATTGCCAGCAGATGAAATAACCCCGCTGGTATTCGCCTGCTTGGAAACGATGACAGCAAGAATTGCAACCCCCACAATAGCTGTCGCAATGGTGACCACTCCACTCCACAGTTCATTCATAAATCCACCCCTCAATAATTTTGCAATGCCTTTTGCGCTGCTGCTACCTTTGCCGCCGCGCCTTGAATCCCGTTAGCTGCTGCGCCTTGATACTGGCTAAGCGCATCCTGTAAAGCCTGCTGGTTAAATTGGTCGAGTGCATCCCCACTGGTGGTTGCCTGGGTTTGCACACTGGGAATAGAGGGGAGTGAACTGCTAGTTGACCCTAACCCATTTCCCAAACTCGACAGGGCCGATTGAAACCCACTGAAAAAATTACTGCCATTTTTACCAGTCAAAAACAATGCTACAAGAATCAACCCCATGAATGCCCTTGATAGCGTTTTCAGGCTGTCGATATAACCCAGTGCCCCGATAACCAGAATCGCCACTAGCCAGTAGATGAAATTATTCTGGCCTGTAAAATCGCCTTTGACCAATGTGGTTAAACCTTTTTGCCCCGTCGTGGAATTGTCCGTTACAGTGTTTCGGACTGCTGCCACTACGAGCAAAATCCCCACCAGTAAGAGAGCGAATGGCATTCAATTTAGACCCCGAGAATTGCGCGATACTGTGTGAGTTCACCGCGCAGGGTGATGAATACCAGAAACCCGATAATCAAAAACCCCGCAATGTAGTTAGACTGCATGATTCTACAGTCCAACCTTTCCGAGCACCATCTGACCCGTACTGGGGAATTTCACTCCCACCAGATACGCGACCAATAGCGCGACGATAATGCCGATGTGCCAACCCTTCATGTTACCCCCTCTATTCGATGACTTCCCTAACCACGGTGGACCACAAAAAGGATACAATGAGAATCAGCACTAATGCTGCGGCCCACTGAATCCAACTACCCTCAGAGGTTAGGGGTTCGTTTCCCCACTTGAAAAGTTTTGAGATCAAACCCATGATTGAACTCCTGAAAATTGGCTAGGGGTTTTGCCCCTAGCCTTTTCTCGTTGATGGTTAGCTCTGGAGCGAACCTGCCATTGCGATGGTGTTGGGATAGCTGAAATCTTCCAGGCCGATGGACCACAGGCTGTTGGACGTGGACGTGGACGCATTCAGCACCAGTTCGATATTGCCGTACTGGACAGTCGAGATTGGTTTCTGTCGGCTGCTGCTGTAATAGGTGCCCGGTGGGAGATCGGTGCGGAGAATCTCGCGCGTGGGAAGTGAAAACGTCAGCGGGTCAAGCTGGAAAATGTTCGTGAAGTTTGCACTCTGCAATTTCCAGTTGTTGATATCCTGGCCCACTTGACGGCCCGTGTCTGTGGTCGTGTCATGGTCGAAGATGCTGAACGTGGAAAGCACGTCGCGGAAATTCGGGTACTGGAATCCGAAATCCTGATTCTGAGGAACACTGTTCAGGCTGGTATTCTTCAGTTCGTAGATGGTCGCCAAATCCGAGAGAGGGAGAATGGTGCCATTCTTTCCCACAGGCAGTTGATACAGGTAATCCTGGTAAACCGTGATAGTCACCGAAGAAATCACCGCATCCACAGTGCCCTTAAACATAGCGAACGTGGAATCTGTACCAGCCGCTGAAAACGGGTTCGGATTGATGGTGAGCGAAAGTTGCATCGTGGCATTCACGACGTTCGCATAGATGGCCCCGCGCAGGTCGTCATGCGAGTACGATACAGGCACCTCGTAATAGCCCTGCACTGTGGCCGAGGCCCCGTGAGCAATGCCAGCAAAACCCGAGGCGAGGATGGGAAAATTCTGCCCATAGTTCGCCATCTGATTCGTTGCATCCACCAAAGCACCCGCATAGGGTTTGCGATGCTTGATGGAATTCACGAGGGACAGATGCCAGCCGCTGGTGTTGATGCGCTGGTTATTGTTGAGATCGGTGAGCACACATCCCGAATTCGGAGAAAGGAAATTCGACAGACCAAAGTCAGTCAGCGTCAAATCCAATGCCCCGTCGTTGTTGACGATGGTCGCAGAGTACTTGACGATGAATTTCCGAATGAGGCCAGCGTAGCGAGGCTGCACGTTGACAGTGGGCTGCTGGGAGGGGTTGAAAGTTGAACTGAAAATCTGCTGGCGCATTTCGATGGCACGCGCCAAAATCAGTTGACGTGCGGCCATGTTTGCCTGTGAGGCATTCATTGCCTGGGCCGGACTGGAACCTGCTGTACCTGCTGGCATGTCTTTTTTCTCCTGGGGTGATTCCCACTGACTGACCCGATACCTTAGAGGATTCGGGGTTAGCTTGACGGTTCGATACCAGCCGCACTGAGTAATAGATGCCCAGCGAAACCGGCAATCAAGAGCATGAAAACAACGGTGAACCAGTTGAGGGGGTGTTTCAGCAAACCAATGTTTACGATGCTATCCACGTTTCCCCCTTATGATCCCGAGGCCGTACGAGCTTGATATGCCTTCATGCCCAGGCCGATTAGAGCGAACCCCACAGCGGCCATAAGCAAAACGGTGATCCAGTTCGTCACGTTCCACGAAAGGATGGTCGATTCTGATGCCATAAGATTGCACTCCGGTAACGTTCAATGGTTACTTCGATACTGCATCTTTTGTTACTTTCGTACCTGTCCATGCCCATGTCAAGCAAAAAATAGAAAGGCCCCAAGGGTTTAACCCCCTGGGGCCTTTCTACGCTCTAGCAGTCTCCGCGACTCCTCTCTATATGATTTTGTGATTCTTAATTGTTTTGAGCCTTTCGTCAATCGAGGCCAAAATTTCATCCGTATCAGGAACTGGAAGCAGGTAATCTAATTGGTCCTTCCCAACGTCGTAGTATACGCTGTGATAGTCTGGCAATTTCCGATAGGCTGCTTTGGGAAGCATACTCGAAATCGTTTCAATATCTCTATCGTCGTTTAAATGGAACACCTGATAAAAGTCAGCCTCTGAGAAAACGAATCGACTCATCCACACGGGCCGCTGTGAAAGAATAATCATGGGGATATGTTTACTGCGACCCTGGGTTAAAAGCGAGATCATACGTTTTTCGACTCGCTTGTTTTCACTCATCATGTAACCCTCATCCACATAGACCCCCGTGTTTCCACGATGCCAGATGCGGGTGAGGAATCCCTCTAAATCCTCATCGTCAATCTGGGGTTGCACTATATAGATGCCTGGTTTTTTCGGGGTGTCCTTTGTCGTGATGTACTGGGCACGTTCGATAGAATTTATATGTTCGTCAGTTTTGAAATCGATAATGACCCAGGGCTGGGAAAGATAGTTCGCATTGGACAGGTGCCACAATCCAGCCACAGTTTTACCTGAGCCTGTGCGGCCCACGACTGCAATACGCTGTTGGCTAGTTGGCAAACGCATCGATGGCAACCTTTGTAACAAGTCTGCACATTTCAAAGCACATGAAAATGTACACCACAAACGAGAACGCATACCACTGGTGAAAGGGTGGTCTACCGTTTAGCATTCTAGTTTCATCCCCACAATATCTGTCGGCTGTAAACCAGTCCACTCACAAACAAGAGCTACATAGTTTACATCGTCGTTTTCGTTGGGGGGTGCATATTTATCGATGCATTCCTTTACGGTAAGCATTCGATAATGAGGCCCGGACAAAAGAGACTGCAAACACTGAAACCCTGTTTCATCGTCGGGAAATACGGCGAACCGTCCATCCGTGCCTGTCGCCCCATGAAAAATTGCAAAAACACCGAATTCGATATCCCCTGGGTTGTGATTCCGTTGAGGTCTGTTTGGAGTCGTACCCTGAGCATAGAATCCTTCCACCCTGGCGATGGCCTGGGGTAACGTGTGCGGGTGAGGTGGTAGCAGAGGATTCGTCAATGGGCTATCTCCACCTCAGGAATGGGTGACTGTGGCGCAGGCATGTCCACGATTTGAGGGCCTGCCTTTTTGCGCTTTGCTTTGAGACTCGACGCTGCGATGCGAGGCCCGTAGACCGAGGCCAGCGTAACGGAAAGATTGATCCAGGCCATTGTTTTTTCCGGCAGAATCCGAATCTCATACAGTTCCGTGACCCGAGTGATAGCAGCACTCATTTTCTGTGCTTCATCTTCTGTGATGGCTAACAGTTCAGATTTGAACATATTCGCCATGCCGAAATGAAGGCTGTACAGAATGGCCGCTATATCACCCGTCGTTTGCGTGGGGCTGGCTCTGCGCTTGCCGCTGGCGCCGGGGGGTCTACCACGACGGCCTGGGGTTCTGGTTCCGGTACTGGAATCACTACGGGTTCCGGTGGAGGGGTCAGTAAAGAGCGTACCGTTTCCATCGACTCCGCTACCAGACGCGCGTTTACTTGCTGGGTTTCCGTCAGCATCTGGACTAGGTTCTCCGGTACGCGGGTTGCTATCGCTTCCAAGCGGGTCGCCATTTCCGTCTGTACCGTTAGAAACTTCTCCAAAGTTTGGTTCACGCTCAGTAGGGCCGTCTGAAAAACGCTTGATAACTCTTGCCATGATGGGCCATCCTCATCCAATTCGGTTACAGGCTCAGTTTCAATTACCTGAGCGGGAATGACAATTTCCTCAGCCATTGTTCTACCTCAGTTCGGTTGGGGGGTTTGCGTCTAACATGGCGATATCTTCGTCAGTCAATCTACCACAGCGCATCGTTTCTGCATCCTCATCTGAAAAGGAATTCGTTTGCACCCGTTCATCCAAAAGTGAAAGGGCTGTCACAGGCTGGGCTGCGCTGGGGTCGAGTTTCATTTCGATGCGCTCTAGTTTTGTGAGAATCAATTCCAGACGCGCATCGACGGATTGCATGGTTTGCTGGATAGTCGCAACCACCTGCGGGATATCTTCGGATGCCTTTTTAATCCCTGCCCAGATTTCAGGGGGTAGCAGGGATTCAAGCAGCATCAAACCACCAGACTTTGGTTTAAACATTACCGTGCACCCCTCAAATAAACTTGTCCCTCATAGGTGAGAAACGAAATGTTTGCGTAGCCATTCATCACCCCAGGGCCTGCTGCTGTGTCAGCCAATTTGATGACCTGGATTGACGATGCCTCTGCAATGCACTCAAGAGGCAATGAAAACGAAATGGTGCCTGGGTTAACTAGCCCTGGGGTTTTTGTGGGGCCAGCATCCACACGATAGGCATTTTCTGTTTGCTCCAGTGCAATCACCACACCCGTATCAGGTGAGACTAAATACAGCCCACCCGAGTATTCACCCTGGGCATTTGTCTCTGCCACACTCTGCGGCAAAAGAGATACGATACCCTGCACCCATTTGATGGGTGGAATTCCAGCGGCTGCATTCGCGCGAAGTAGGGGAGAAAATATATCGGCAATACCAGTGCCAAGAATCGTGCCCATGCCTGGAACCAATACATTCACATCAGGGGTGAGGCCGTGCCAGTTGAAATTGTAGTTGACGGCAAACTTGCCAGCCTTTGGGTCGATGTTCTGGATTTTCCCTGTTTTTGAAATTCCTGAAACACTCATGGTGTACCCCTTTTGGTTACGAGAGTAACGCTGTTTCCGAGTTCATGTCAATTGAAATCGAGTCAATGACCCGTTCAAAGTGAAAAACAGCACCAGGAACCCTCTGGCCTTTTTCATCGATCATGTGTGGGCATAGCTGGCCTGGGACTGCCTTACAGTGTGGGCATGGAAATTCTATGGTCTGTTTCATCATGGCTGGTACTCCTCTGGATTCTGTTTTGATACTCTCCACAATTTACGAGCGCAAAATTCATAAGCAAAATCAAGGCCCATTGAATCAGCCCTGTCTGCTATTCTTTCGATCAACCACATACGCTGTAACCACCCGTAGAATCTCAAGTCATCCTCACTTTGCGAGTGATGAAATTGTACGACCCATCCAAATGGAAGGACGGGGCTATTCTCGCGCTGGTGATTACTTCCCCCTGGCATACTTCCCGAATTTCCTGGGGGGTGAGATTGACGCCTTTGTTTGCTTGTTTGTTGCATTCGCCAGCCGCATCAAATAGCGCGTACAATTTCTTACCTCCAATGCAGGCTGTCTCCGAAGTTGCTTCATGTTTCCAGGCCCCGAGATTTTTGTCATGCAGGGTTACCCCGTCGAGTGATTTGCAGATAATCGAGTCCGTATCACAGTAGATCGGCCTTTCAGCCTTTGCTATCGCATTCATTAGTACAGCCCTGGACGCGCCTGTAATGGATGCACCTGTGGCGACGTTATAGGTTCTCTGGTGCCTGCCTTCATTTCCACCTAACTGGGGTTTCCTCTTCCAAATAATATAAGAGCGGGTTCGGGTCACATCGTCAGTTTCGTAGGGTGTCCAGCCGTCTGTGGTTAAATTAGTGTCGCCTTCGGTGATGCAGTATTCCATATACTTGTCTGTATTCTGTGCAAATTTTCCGTAGGCAGAATTTAAAACGAATTTGTAGAAGAGGCCGTGCATTGCATCGCCTTCGACTTTCGCTTTCTCTCGAAGCGCATAGTAGCTATCCACAAACCCCGCGAAGTTTGAACACTGGCCGAAATTGATACACTCAAGAATCTTTTCAGGTTGAAATAGCCCGTGCTCCAAAGCCACGTTGAATTCATGGATGGACACGGTAAAAACCCCGCGTGTGAGATCGAACCGTAAACCTTGCTTTGTCCTAGTTGGAAATGCGCCATTGTTTACACCCCTCACTTTCACAAAGCAGGTTGATTTTCGTATCTTATTCGTAGAGGCATTCGGCATTGAGACAGGGTGCTCGTATGCCTTCATAACATAGGGGTACATCGAATTCACATCGTAGACGTTCCAGGGGCCTGCCAGCGTGCCCTTTTCAAAGCACTCGACGCGACCCCCATAGTAATAGTCTGCGCGTATCTCGCTGTCACAGAGTTTTGAAAGGCTTTCAAACTGGTGATGTTTCTGTAACTCTTTCATCGCAGCAGAGCCTATCGTCAATTTGTTGCCAAACATTTGCAGGAATGCGACACATAACTCATGAAGATACGTCGTGTCGCCTTTCAGATACTTGATAATATCGGCCCGGTTTTCCTCACGGGTTTCTCTTTCCATCAGCATATAATCGATATCATCCTTTTTGTACTTCGCCAGCGCAAAAGGCATGATGGCATAGCTATCTCGAATTTCGTGGGGGTGGTTGCCATCCCTTGATTTGCAAAACGTTCGCACGACGCGACCATTGATAATCAGGGCTGGGTTTCCTCGTACGAGTTTCATGAAGTAATAGATATCGAATCGACCCCCATTGTGGAAGTAGATAAACCCTGGGGGTAGCGTGACAATATAGGCACACATCTTTTCTATGCAGTCATCCCCCCAGTAGGTGGTATGGGTGGACCCGTCGAAGAGATCGCAGCAGAATGGTTCAGGGTATCTGCCAAACTGAAATGGGTCTGTCTCAACGTCGCAGGTATAGATGGGCACCAGAGCGCGGGGTTTGATGGCTGGGGAGTCGTCCTCCTCTGGCACCTCAAAATTAAAGTCTACCCCGAATGCAGATAGCTCTGCCTCAGTGAGTGCCATTTTTGATAGTCCTTCCCAGGAGTTCACCCGCATATTTTTCCAGGGAGAGATCGACGCATATACTCCCAAAGTTAGCAGCGATGTAACAGGCTGCTTTGAAAGTTTTCACTGGCAGGGCTGCACTCGTTCGCACATCGACCACGTTCCAGATATCATCGACCCCTGTGGGAAAAACAAGTCTCTTTCCGGAGTCCTTTGATAACTGCATGGTCACTGCTTCCCGTATGGTCTGATTTGTGACTGTCATTATCTCACCCTGAAATCAGTGAACTGTTCACGCTGTTTCTCGACCGTGAGTGTTCCTTTGCCGTGGCACACGTCACAAACTTTCGGGTTATGTATGGATGACCCTGCGCGGAGTCCCGCGCCGTGGCATTCATCGCAAATGGCAGAGCCATCCGGTAGCTTGCCATTAGTGGCGAATGCATGTGAAATCGAATCAATTCCACGCTCGTACCTATTCAGAGCCATTGCTAAAAAACCTCCTCCTGGTATTGGTACGCTTGCCAGCCTTTGCGTGCTTTGCCATGAATTCTGCATACTGGGCTGGGGTCATGTTGGGTGGTTTTACAAATCTCTGTGGTCGAGAAAGAGCTATCTTCATTTCCTCAGTACCAATGAATAACTCACCCTCACTGTCCTCTTCTGGTTCTAGCCATCCCACAGGTCACTTTCCTTTCTTGCGTGGATTCTCTACAAACTCTGTTGGAGTCCACGCGCCCCAGACGTTACTTTCTTTTCTTAGTCTGTGAATTCTTGCGCTTGCTTTTAGCGCCTGCCTTTGAACCTGCTGTCTTGTGTCGTTTGCCAGACTTAGCAGGACCGCTAGGTTTTGATACAGTCTGTTTAGCCTTGCCAGCCTTACCGCTGGCCTTTGCCTTACCACCAGACTTAGTTTTGGCACTGGTTTTCTTTCCTTTCTTCGGAGTGAGTTGCTTTAGAAGTTTGTTGATTTGCCGCTGCTGTTTCTGTAGCTGGGCCTGGGCACCCTGTAAGGCGCGGAAAGTCTCGACTAACAAAGTAGAGGTGCTGGGTTTTGACTCACCCCGTTTACGCTTTGGGTGGATCACAGCGCGTACCTCTTCGACTGCCTTTGTCTTTTCCATCTTCACTTTGTCCCTTATCCTTTGCTTGATTCGATCAAACTGAGATACCGTCGTTTCGTATTCCTCATCGGATAGGTCGCTCTGGGCCTGGACTCCCCTGCCCTTGAATTTGAATAACTTGATACCGTGAATGATATCGTCCTGGGTCTGCGACCCGTGGTCTGGCCTTTGCGCGGATTCTGCCCACTTGATTGCATCACCCGCTGCGAGATCGAGTGAGTCATACAGACGGCTGCGATTATTGAATAGACTGAAATACCACATTTCCCCAGGACGTTTCAGTTTCTCTAAATCATCTGCTTTGTCCTGTAACTCTAGCAGATACTTGCGAACATTGGTCTGCTGTTTCAGGGGTAGCTGCCGAAGAGTGTAGGAACGTTTCGAGGCTAACTGTTTTTCCTTTGCCGAGGGTGCTGTCACTGCCTTTTTGATGGCCTTGACGTTACGCGCGAGATTCTTGATCGGTGTGGCTTTCTTTTTTGGCATCGTGTCCTAAGTGGTACAATTACAGTTATGCTCTATGATGGCCTGGTTTGTTGTGGGGTTCCACTTGCATGGATAAATAAATCTCTCGTTTGCAGCCTGGGCAGATAATTCGTTGATCGCCCCGAGCCATCATTGCATTGAGTAGCTTTGTGAATTCTAAACGGGTCAGATGGTTACGAGGGTTCCTGAAACTGAACTCACACCTGTGGGGTGCATTGGTTATGGGTGCTGGTAATTTCATGCTATCCTCCCAAAGTTTTCGAGTAACTCGCGGACATATGGCCGCAGCGAGGCACGTTGACTTTTTTTGGCATGATAGGATTTTTTGTTTTGTTCGCTGGCGCAGAGCTTGCAATAGATATATCCCTTGCGCGTGACCCGCTTGGGGGAGTTATGCTTTTTACAGATCGGACGCAGGGGCATGTGTAGGAGGGTCATGCTGCACCTATACCGAAGAGTTTTTTATTCATCTGACGAATGGTTGCTGGTTCGTTTTTCATACCACATTTGAAACATACTCTCTCACCATTTGGTCCGTAGGGTCTAGTCTCTTCTATCGACCCACATAGCTCACAACGGCTGTCTGGTTCAGCCTCAATGATAATTAGATCGCCTATTCTTTCACTCACCATCTACCCCCTAAACAATGATGGATAACTAGGCCCATTACTCCAGCCCCGAGGATCACGCCTTTGAACCAGATATAGAATTCTTTTCTTGTCACTGTAAAACCTCACTTGTTATAAATGATGCACTCTGTCTGGTGTTTGATGGTTAGACAGTGGATGTGCAAACCAAACAGTGGTCTAACTGGTGCTGTCACAATTTGCTGTGCTCTGTCCCTTCGATGACACCCCAGGGTCAAGAGAAGTAATAAGCTGATAACATAGGTCACTCGCATTTGCAATGCTCCCATGAATGGTCATTAGTGTGATGT